GTGTCAATCTCTGTTTCAAATCGTACTGGCATTTATTCATAATTAAAACGGAGAAACTCTTTGTGAATCTGCTTGCGATCTTTCAAGTACTAATTCAAGGTCACGACCGGCAACTCTGAATGTACCTACTACCTGATTGTTACCTCCAAGATATTGCTTCAATTTAGAAAGCGGTGCAATTACCTCCGGATCTGATCCTGCTCCTCTGTTATCCCCTACTACCGCTAACGTAGGTGAAAAAGCTAAACCACCAGAAGCCAGAGCAGGTATTTTTAAGCCTTTTAAAATGCTATTGAAAACACCGCCTGCAAGTCCGGCAATTCCAGCAGCTAATGGTATTGCCAAAAGGCCAAGCTTTTTAAAGGAATCTGCAAGCGCAGTAGTAACAACTTCTATCAAAGCTGCTCTTGCTACATCAGCTGCTGCTTTCAATGCTGCTTGACCAAGTTTTTTAAAGGATGCTTCCCCGGATGTAGCTGCGTTTGTTACCGCTGATGATGCTGCGTTTAATAGTTTAGCAACACCGCTATAGCTTTCAGATACAGCATTGCCAATTTCAACTGCCTTCAACTGCACCTCATTCAAGCTTTCAAGTTCTTCTCTGAAAAGCTGCAAAGGCTCTAAAGATGGTATTTCGATTAATGGTCTTGCTTCGCCTGTTGCGCCTGTTTCAGGACTTGTTTGGCCTCTATTAATCTGACCTGCGGCTGTTGTAATTTGCGGTAAATTACCTGCTACAATATCCTGTATTATCTTAGGGGTTTTTATTTCAGATGTTACACCTCTTTGAAAACCATCTGCCCAAGCTTGCCCAACATCAAATCCTTCAAGGTCTTCTGTCAATGCTTCTTTTATCCTTCTTCCAGCAAGCCTAAAATCCCCTTGTTTTAAGAGCAAAAACGATTCAGTAATACCCTCTGCAACATTGTAGATAATACCCCCAAGCTCTTTAAAAACAGTAATTAAGCCAGTTACAAATCCTCTAAATTGTGCAGATGTGTTATAAGCGTATATCAAGCCAGAAACCAAAGCGCCAATGGCGACTGTGATTATACCTACTGGGCCTGTTAAGAAAGTAAAAGCAACTGCAAGGCCTCTTATTGCTACAATTGTCGGCCCAATGGCAGCAGCAACAGCAGCGACTTGAATAATTGTTTTTTGAACTATTGGATTAAGGCTATTAAAGCCATCAACAAGCCTTGTGACAAAAACAGACAAGCCTTGCACTACTTCTCTTAAATTTAAGCTTTCGCTGACTGTCCTGCCTAAAGAAACTAAAGCTGCATTGACTTCATTCTTTAAGTTTTCAAAGTCATTGCCAAGACCGCCAAGCTCTCCTTGTAATTCAGGTAACGTAGCTAAAGCATCAACAAGCCTTTCATTAAATTCTGTTGCGCTTATTCCAGTCGCTCTAATTGCTTCGATGTTTCTTGTGCCAAAAGCCTTTTCAAGTGCGCCACCAATTAATGGGATGTTTTCTTGAATAATACCAAAATCCTCTTGCAGGATTCTATTTTTTGATATCATCTGTGTAAGCTGGTAAACAACTCTTTCTAAGTTTTCAGCACCTCCACCAGCAGCAGCAATCGCAGTACCAAAAGTCTCCAAGCTTTTACGAGCTTCTTCAGCAGTTAATCCAACAGCTTGAAGCCTGATAGAGCCTTGTACTGCTTCTTCAAGACCAAGACCGGGAAGCTTTGCGCTTTCTCTCAACTTGGCAAATTCAATTTGAGCAGCTCCGGCAGATCCAGATACAGCAGTTAACGCTTTTTCAAGTTTATCAAATCTCACAAAGGCATTCACCGCAGCAGTACCAATACCGATCAATGGAGCAGAAACAGAAATAGACATTTGCCTGCCAAAGTCACCAAACTTGCGGACAGACTGTTGCAGCTTGGTTTCTGCATTCTTAAGGCCTCTATTCAGGCCTCTGGAATCCAGCCCTAACCGTATATTTAAATTTGCTGCTTTAGCCATTGAATTTCTTTTTTGCCGCTTTGTCCATTTTTTCAAAAAGCTTCATTCGCTCCTCTGTACTCATTTCTTCAAGCCTTAAAGCTTTCTTCTTTTCATCTTTCTTTTCATCCCACTCAAAAGGCATTAACTCATAAGGTTCTTTTCTATGCTTCCCTTCTACATTTGAATTGTAGATGATCGAGTACAATATTCGCATTCTATTCCAGTCGCTTTGAAATTGAATATCATCAATTGACCTCTTTTGGTCAACTTTAACTATCAATTCACTTGGCGTCAAGTCATAGAGCTGTTCAGGATTCAGTTCCAAATAACCCAGACCTATACTTTGAATGTCAGCCCAGGTTATTTCCCGTTTCCCGATTCTTCACCTTTCTTCTCTCCGCTCATTTGCTTACCAAAGATCTCCAAAGCTTCGGAGACGTGGGCAAAGTCCAAGTTATCTTCAAGCCAGTCCACTTTTGGAGGCTTTTGGTCAAGTTTGGCGCATCCTGCTGCGATTGCATCGTGTAAGAAATTTACCATGCTGTCAGCTGGCATTTCGTTTACAAACTTCTCCAACTCTACAAACTTCTTTAATCCCAGCTTAGCCATGTGTTTGGTAATCACTTTGTAGCTAAAACGCAGCGGAAAAACTTCGTTGTCAATTTTCAAGTAGTCTATCATGGCTTTTTACTTTAGGTGAAAAAATAGTTTAATTCAGATCAGGTCACAACTTCGATGGTCGGCTCACCGTCAATTGCAAACGTAGCAGAGAAAGAAGCATTCTCATTTACCGTTGCATTGACTGAAAATGAAGTGCAGACCAAAGTCATGTTGTAGCGATAATCGCCAGCTACTTCTGTGCTACACATAGCAGTTAAAGAAGTCCCGTTTGCAAGTGCGTTGAAAAGCACATCGTGTGTATTTGCTGCACCATCTTCGCTAAATAGCGCAGATACATTCACAGTACCGGACTTTTGACCAAGCTGGACATTTCTCCAAGAAGCTCCAGCATTATCTTTGTGAACAATCTCTACTTCTGCGGCGGTTAGGTCAATGGAACATTCAGTAGCGTATGCCACTACTGATCCTCCAAGATAAAGCCTAAACTGTTCACCCTTAATTACTCCTACTGATGGCATAATTTATGAGTTTGTTTTGTGTAAATGAATTTCGTAATCTTGTGAGCGAAAATAAACTGGTATCTCCAGTTCAGGATCTCCGCTGCTATCGTTTAAAAACCTGCATTGCTTTATTGTTGATCCGGACTGCGAGCCTGTATATCCGTCTAACTTTGTCCGGACATGTGTAGCTAAGTTGTTTATCTCTGTAACCTTTCGGCTATACATATCTATTTGAACTTGTACAGCATCTAAAACTGACTTAGTTGAGTAGTCTTTCGTGTTAGTTGGAGCTGTAGATATAACCGTATAGACAATGAACGGGAAAGCACTATCCTGCGGAGGCATATCTTGGTATATCCGTGTTCCAACTATCCCAGAAACATCGATATCATTTGAAAGTAGATAATATAGTGACTTGCCTATCACAGATTGTACTTTAGTTTAATGTCTTGAATAATTCTGACTGCTTTTGAGAAAAAGCGAGCCACAACTACTTCTCTATTTGTGTTCAAAGCTCTTTCTGTTACCTGCTTTCTATAAGCGATCGCAGAACCAAAAACCATGTGTGCGTAATAAGCATCGACTTTTGTAGAAGAAGCTCCAAACAATCCTCCTGCTCTACCTGCTTTGCTGTCTAATTTAGGCCCTACAAATAAAGCTCTTTTTGACCTTCTAAAAGTTAATATTCTAAGCGATTTACTAAGGTGACCGGGAGCGTAGATTGCTTTAATAACGCCTTTGCCCTTCCCTTTTTTCTTGCCAGTATTTTTCTCGTATCTATAGTGCGCTTTATCGCTTCTTGGTGTTATTGCTCTTGCTGTTTGTCGAACAGGAGCTAAAGCATGTCTTAAAGCTTGCCTTACTTTTGTATCTGTAAACTGCTTAGGCACATCGCTAAGACCTTTTAAGACTTCTTGCAACTCCTTATTCAAGGCAGCAGAATCGGTGTCAAAATTAAAGGTAGGAGTTGCCATCAGCTATAATTTCTAAAAACGTATAACGTCTGTGCGGATCATGCAAAACACTATCTATTCTGTATTCAACACCGCCAGACTTAATTCTCATTTGATTGTTGATATTGCTATTGTAGCGTAAACGACAAACAGCACTAACTTTTGTCGCTAATCTACCGCCTTCTTCTTCTTTGCCAGATCCAGCACTTTGTAATTCAATAGCCCCCCAGAAAGTATTGTAAATGCTCCATGCTGTTTCATCAGCATTGCCGTATTCAGTTAGCACAGTTGTTCGCTGCAACACCTGAACCCTTTCCCTTAACGTACCTATCAATTCTCCTTTTAACTCCATTGGTATATCCTGTAAGGCTTTAAAAGCATTTCTGATACTCTTGGCAATATAAAGCCAGTTGACTGCATTTGGTAAAGTCTGTCTTCCCTTCTTTCGTACCAGTCAGAGATCATCAATTTAGCTGATTGAATTATTGGCGCAGGAATATCGGCTACATCTGAATAGCCTGCTTCGTAGATGATCTTTACGCCGTTAATTCTACCATCTTCTAATGGCCATTTAACTCCGATTCTGGGAGCTACTCTGGCATATTGACTGGCATTGTCTAAAATGTAATCTGCGCTGTCTATTGTAGTCAGCGTGTCGCTTTCTACATCTTCAAAGTATTGAATGGAGGTAACTGATTCAACTCTATTCACTTTCAAGTAAAATTCAGCGTTTGGCCTTTGGACAGTCATTGCCGGAAACACATCAAAAAACTCATGGACCGTTTTTGCTGTCAAAGCAATGTTGCAATAGTTTTCGATCTTCTCCCTTGCAGCATGAATCAAAGCGGTGATCAGGGCATCATCGTCAGCGATCTCTACTCTCAAATGCTGTTTAACATCTGAAAGGCTTACAATTAACGCCCCTGAATCACTCGCAATAGTAAAAGCCATGAATCTTTATTTACCTTTCTTAGATGTTGATTTAGGAATCGCAGATTCTTTTTTATGCACCCTTTCAGCAAGTCCTGTATTAATCCACTCTAAGGCAATTTCGGTGGGCAGGATAACCTGCTCACCTTTGCCAAAAGTTAGATGGTTAGGGCCGGCAACAGAATGCAAAATAATCACTTCAATGCCTTTATCTGCCATAATTAGCTGTTTAGGAATATTTTAATTGCAGCTGTGTTCAAAAGCTTACCATCAAATCTGCCATAAAGCAAGAATCCACTTGACAAGCTATCTGCGTATCTTTCATTCAATCTTAGTAGTGTTTGAGTACCCACAGATCGGATAATGTATTTTGACCAGTCTCCGAAAGCAACAGGCTTAGTAGCAGTACCCAAGTTGGCCATGTCTGGATTAATAGCATATCTGAATCCTTCAATGGTATCAGGTGCGCCATCTCTCATGGAAGGAACCCACAAAGGACGATCATCGCCACTTGCAATGGATAGCTTTTTAATCGCTGCCAAAGTAGCGTCATTCATCATAAATGCTGCATTTGGGCTTCTGCGGTATGCTGGATCAATGGAGTGAATAAGATCAAGCAAATTAGCTCTTGTAATCACACTTGCCGTACCTGTTACTCCTGTGCTTGCATCGGTCACAAATCCAGTAGGCTTTCCAGATCCATCGCCAGTTGTAAAAGCAGCATTTAGAGTTCTACCAAGTCTTTCAGCAAACATAGTTGCAAGCTCTCCGGTAAGGTTTACTGCTTCGTCATTCAATAGCTGGAATGAAACTTTAGCCAAAGTAGCTACTGTATAGTCGCTGAATGTTTTTTGCCCGAAGGTCATGTCCGCAACAGTTACTGCATTTCCTTCGCTCACCCATTCACCACCTTGCGCTGTGTCATCAACTGTTGGCCATTCCAAAGTACCGCCATTTGCCGTGTTTACAAGTCGGGAAACTTGAAGCATTGCAGAGTAGTCTTTCATGGTCACTTCAAGCTCATTGCTAAACTGCTTTGGCACAAGGTAACCACCAAGAGTAGTAGTGCTTGCAATTTGAGTAGCTGTGCCACGAGTTTGAAGAAGTTGACGTTGTTCGTTTGTCAGCCCCTCATTACCTCTTTTCATGTAGGTAGAGAAAGCATCACGATACTGCTCGTCAGGATTTACATTTACTTTCTTTTGCTCCAAAGAGAAAGCAGGATTGCCCATGCTTGCTTCTTTAGATCGCATTTCTTCTTCAATCTGAATCTGATTGGTAAAACTGTCGAAGTCGGCGTTCCACTTATCCCATTGATTTTGCTCGTCTTGGGACATTTCACGCCCTTCGTTTTTGGCCCTGCTGATAAGGTCTTTCATACTATTATAAGCAGCGGCTCTCTTTTCGATTAGCTCTTTGATAGTCATGTTTTTATTAAATTTTGAATGAATTACTTAATTAACTTACCTTTTAAGTTAAGTTCTTTTGAATATAGCTCATAATGCTTTTCAGCATCAAATTCTTCTTCCTTTTC